TGGCTGACTCCCCTGGCTGCCGATGAGTGGGATCGGGTGGTGCCTGGCCTGGTTCGGCACAGGGTGTTGAAGCCTGAGGATGCTTCGACGTTGGCGGCGTATTGCGAGCATGTGGCGGAGTTTCAGACCGCCACTCGCGCCCTTGAGGATGCGGGCTCGCTGTTCATTGATGCTAAGCAGGGGACGATTCCTCACCCTGCTGTGGCTGTTCGGCGGAATGCGGGGTCCCGTGTCCAGGCGTTGGCGAAGGAGTTCGGTTTGACTCCGTCTTCTGAACAGGACCTCGCTGGGGATGACGGGGGTACCAACGGTGGTGATGGCAACCCGTTCTGAGACTGCGACTGCTGAGCCTCTTGACGTAGAGGATGAGGCAGATGAGGTGACGCTTCCCTCGCCGTCGGTGTTGAAGCGTTTGAAGCTTTCCCGTGAGGTCGCCTGGTACACGCTCTCTCGTGGGTATGACCTCCCTGAGTATGCGCCGTTGCACGCGACGCCGGATGGTTCGGCGGTCAAGGATGCGGTGTTTGATCCGGGGCGTGTGGATCAGGTGTTGTCGGCGTTCAAGCGGTTGCGGCACACGCAGGGCAAGTGGGCGGGGAAACCGCTGATCCCGGACGCGTGGCAGGTCGCCTACATTCTGGCGCCGGTGTTCGGCTGGGTGGTCCCGGCTGATGATGGGACGCACTATGTGCGCCTGGTCCGGAGCGCGTACGTGGATGTGCCACGCAAGAACGGCAAGACGACGCTTTCGGGCGGTATCGCGGTGTACCTGACTGGCGCGGATGGGGAGCCTGGCGCGCAGGTGATTGCAGCGGCGTCAACGAAGGACCAGGCGGGCCTGCTGTTCGGCCCGGTGAAGAAGCTGGTGGAGAAGTCACCTGACTTGCGCGGGCGGTTCGTGCCGCGTGCCGGGCTGATCCTCCACCCTAAGAGCGACTCCTATTTCAAGGTGATCTCTTCTGCGGCGGATGCGCAGCATGGTTTGAACGTGCATGGGGCGATCATCGACGAGCTGCACGTGCACAAGACCCCTGATCTGGTTGAGGCTTTGGAGACTGGCACTGGTGCCCGTGAGCAGCCTCTGATCACGATGATCACAACGGCGGATGACGGTAAGACGGAGTCCATTTATGCTCGCAAGCGGCGGTATGTCGAGCAGGTCGCCAAGGGTGTTTTCGTGGATCCCACGACGTTCGGTGTGGTCTTCGGGCTGCCGGATTCAGAGGACCCTCTAGACCCGAAGAACTGGCCTAAAGCGAACCCTGGCTACCCGATCTCGCCGACGCGAGCGTTCATGGAGCAGGCCGCGAACAAGGCGAAGAACTCCCCCGCCGAGCTGGCCTCGTTCAAGCGCCTGCACGTTGGGATGCGAACGAAGCAGACGACCGCGTATCTGACGTTGACGGAGTGGGATCGCAACGCTGGTACGAGGTTGCGCGACGCGGACATGCTGGGTCGGGCCGCGTACGGCGGATTGGATCTTGGCTCGGTCTCCGACATGACCGCCCTGTGCTGGCTGTTCCCGAGGGATCACGGCCCGGGGTATGACGCGTTGTGGCGCGTGTGGGGACCTGAGGCGAAGCTGGACGACTACAACAAGCGCACGGCGGGCGCAGCGCAGGCGTGGGTCGATCAGGGCTGGCTCAGGCTGACACCCGGCGATGTCACCGACTACGAGTTCATTCGGGCGACGATCCTCGATGACATGGACATGTTCGAGGTGCAGTCACTGGGGCTGGACATGTGGAACGCGACGCATCTGGCGAACCAGCTCTATGACGACGGTGTGCCGCTGGTGAAGGTTCAGCAGGGGTACCGTACGCTGTCCCCCGCTTTGAAGGAGATCAAGCGCCTGGCCGCGCAGGGGAAGCGTGGCGCGGAAATGATCCGACACGGCGGCAACCCGGTCATCCGGTGGATGGTGGACAACCTGGCGGTGGCCATGGATCCGGCGGGGAACGTGAAGCCGGACAAGAAGAACTCAGGCGACAAGATCGACGGGATCGCGGCACTGGTGAACGCCGCCAGTGAGGCCATGGCGAAAGAGCGGCCATGGGCTGACGACAGCGCAGGGATCGCGTTCATCTGACACAAGGGCAAGGGAGGCACGGCATGAAGCACAAGCGTGTGTACAGGGTGACTCTTACAGATGAAACGACCGTGTCCGGGCGCCTGGTCTGGTCGTGGGGCTGGTGGGCGTACCGGCTGGTCGAGGTTACGGTTCAGCCGGTCGCGGTGAGTGAGCCGGTGAAGGTTGCTGGTGCGCTGATCGTGCCGCGTCGCTCTATCCATCTTGTGCAGGAGGTTCCAGCATGACGAGCCTCATTAGTACCGCAGGTGATGCGGTGGTGATCGGTGGCGGGTATCCGACGGCTTCCACGTGGGGTGACAGCATCCGCGTCGCAGACCCCGGCCGACCACTCGTCGAGTACACGGCGGAGCCCACGAACCCGCTGACGCTGTGGAAGACCCAGCCGTCCCTGCGCAAGGTCGTCTCCTACGTCGCCAGACAGATCGGCATGATCCCCTGGCACGCCTATAAGAGGGTCGATGACACCGACAGGCAAAGGGTTTCTGGAAGCCCAGCGGAACGCATTCTCGCGAGGCCTTCGAAGCTCAGGACCAGGACGCACCTTATCCGTGCTCTGGTGACTGACCTGATGATGTTTGATCAGTGCTTGGCTTTGTATGGGCCGAAGGATAAGGCGTTGATCCGGATTCCCCCGGCGTTGATTGACACTCGCTCCGATTATCTCGGTCAGCCGTACAAGATCATCATCAAGGCCCCGGAGGGCGTTGATGACATCGACGTGACGGATTGGCCGAAGATCTGGACTGACGGGTGGCACCCGACGAAGGCGGGCGGCGTGTCCCCCATGTTCACGTTGTCGGCGATCCTCGACGAGCAGCGCAAGGCCGTGGACTGGCGTACCAGACAGTGGGCCGACCGGCCCAAAGTGGCTGGCCTTCTGAAGCGACCGGCCGAGGCTCCCAGGTGGTCGGACGAGAACCGGGAACGCTTCCTACAGGCCTGGGACCGGTTTAAGGCTGGTGCTGTGGATGGGTCAACACCGATCCTCGAGCATGGCATGGAGTACGAGCAGTTTGACGGGATTAGCCCGTCGGATGCCAACGACATCGAGGGCCGCAAGCTCACCGACGCTGAGGTCGCCTCCGCCTTCCACATCCCGCCCGAGTTGGTGGGAGCCAGGGAAGCCACGTTCTCCAATGTGGACGCGTTCCGGCAGATGCTCTACGGACCGGTACTCGGCCCCGTCATCACCGACCTTCAGGACGCGATCAACGCGGGCGGCCTACTGGATGCCGTCGGTGCAGGCGAGAACACATACATCGAAGCGAACCGTGAGGCTGTTCTTGCGGGCAGCCTCCTCGAGCAGGCCCGCTATTTGCAGACCGTGACCGGCCGACCCGTGATGACGGCCGCTGAGGCGCGAGCACGCATGAACCTCCCCCACCTTGAGGGCACTGACGAGCTGATTGTGCCCCTGAACGTGGTGGAGGGCGGGCAAGCGTCACCCACGGATTCCGGGGATCAGAACGCACTGAACCCCGGCCATGGCGACGACACGGCTGAGGGCATCGAAGACAACCAGTAATAGGAGGGCTGTGATGGTCCAGACACTTGACCGTGTGGAGGTTGCGAAGTCAGCGCCGACCACCATCACCATGAAGGCAGTCGACCCGGCAGCCTCGGACCCGGCTGGTACTGGCGAGTTCGAGGCGCTGGTGTCCGTGTTCGGTAATACCGATTCCTACGGGGACATCGTCGAGAAGGGTGCCTTCCGGGAAACGTTGGCCGACTGGTCGGTGAAGGGCGCACCCATTCCCGTGGTGTGGTCCCACGACCTCACCGACCCGGATTCGATCATCGGGAAGATCGTCTCGGCTGAGGAGACCGATCAGGGTCTTCGTATCAAAGGCCTCCTCGACCTGAATCATCCGAAGGCGGCGCGTGTTCACCAGCTCATGCGTGACGGTCTGATCCGCGAGTTCTCCTGGTCGGGAATCGTCACGGATTCGGAGCCGGTGGAGAAGTCCGGTGATGACATCGCCGACCTGTTCGGTCCGATGCGCATCAAGTCCGTGGATCTCTGGGAGGCTGGCCCGTGCTTCAAGGGCGCCAACCCTGACACGGAACTGCTGGCCGTGAAGGCACGACAGGTCGCCAAGGCAGGCCGTGTCCTCTCGAAACCGAACCTCGAAGCCATCCAGGACGCCTACGACCGGCTTGGTGAGGTCATCGACAAGGCGAAGGCCGCTGAGGGCGATGACGAGGACGACGGCGACGAGGACGGCCCCGCATCAAGTGGCGCGGAGAAGTCCTCGTCAACCCCAGAACCATCCCAGGAACCAGTCGTTGAACGCGCCAGCGCCAGCGACATCAAGGCGCGGCTGCTGGCCGCCGCCACCAACTAACAGAAAGGCGGACCCCTCATGGACCGCAAGCAGAAGCTCCAGGCGCTGGCCTCTGAGGCCCGCGACCTTACCGCGAAGGCTCAGGACGGCACCCTCACCGACGAGGAGTACGAGCGTGTCGATGCCGTGGCGAAGGAACATGCCGATCTCACCGCGCAGATCGAGCGCGACGAGCAGGCTGCCGCTTCGTTGAAGGCTCTGGCTGGTTTCAGTGAGCAGTCTTCTCAGGAGGATGCTCCCGGCGTGCGCAAGGCCGCCCCGGCAACCCTCGGTGAAGCGTTCACCGGCTCGGAGGCCATGAAGTCCTTCCGCGCCTCGAACCGGTCCGGGATCTCGGACGGCACCCCCATCCGAGTGGAGGCCAAGGCTCTTGGCCAGCGTGGCCGCCGCGCCTTCAAGGCCGACCCGGCGCCCCTGAACACGGTCAACAACGGTGACCTTGCTCCGACCCGCCTCCCCGGCGTTGAGGATCTCGTCTACCGTCCTCCGCGCACGGTCCTCGACGTCATCACGCACGGCACCACGGACTCGC